TACAACGGCTACTCCCAAGGAAACGCCGCTGGCAAACATTGAATATATTTATGATTGGAGTAGCATATTCGGCAATCCGAAGAAGCTCAAAGAGCTTGAGGAAAAGCAAGTCTACGCCCGGGGTGGCGTCATTGATTTCAACCCGCCTGAGTATGGCTCGGTGGATGACCTTATGTACATTTTGAGGAAATAACCATGTATAGGTACAACCCCGATACGGATTCTTACGAAGACGACGAAGAAGCATATGATGCTGCGGTAACTCGATTTAACGAAGGGGTGCGTTACACCAATACCAATGTGGAAGATGAAGCCCCGGTAGACGCTAGTGAAACAATTACGTTCCCTGACGGAAGTAAAATGTTTTTTGATGCTAGCGGTAATATTATTGGGTCATCTGATGCTACTGATTCAACAGGGACTAATGATTTAGGATTAACTACTCAGTTAACAACCCAAGATCGCATCAACCTTCTAGCCAGTTCAATGGGCGGTTTAGGTTCGTCTGCTTGGAATACTTTTACTAAGGCGTTCACAAACCCTACAACCGGGAAAACTGATTGGGGTAAACTGCTTGGTACCGCCGCAGGTCTTGGGCAAGGTCTTGGGTTGTTTGGAGGGAGCGATCAAAAGCCCAAGGGCTACCAAGGCAAGGTTCCTGATTTAACTGCGGTTCGTGAGCAAATACCTAATACGTACGATCCTTCTCGGCGTGCAGGTAGCGGTGGGCAACGGTATTTTACGGACAATCAATACGTACCTACTAAAGATACGGCTGGGATAACAGCAGCACAAGATGCGGCGAGCGCCCAAGCAACGGGACTTGCAGGGTTAAATACATCTAATCGAGCTAACCAAAGAACCCAACCCCTAACTTTTGCCCCCCTCCCCGCCCCCGGTGCAGCCGCTCCGGCTACCGCACCTGCCACTACCCGTCCCGCTTCCGAAGTTATTAATAGCTTGCCTGTTCCTACGTACAACAGGGGTGGGATTGCCACGCTAGCCCACGGAAAGTATTTGGATGGACCGACTGACGGTATGGCTGATAAACTACCGGCTAACATAGACGGTAAGCAAGAAGCTCGGCTCAGTCATGGGGAGTTCGTTATCCCAGCCGACGTTGTTAGTCACTTAGGCAACGGTAATTCTTCTGCTGGCGCAGAACGCTTGTACTCAATGATGGATCGAATTCGCCAAGCTCGCACCGGTACGAAAAAGCAGGGCAAGCAGATTAACCCCGACAAATACGTCCCCGCATAAGGAAAGATCGTGACTACACCTGCTGGTACCACTCCTCCCGGTAGCACCGGAACCACGCCTCCAATTACTGATCCGCTTGCGGGTAAAATAACAGGTGATGAGTCAAACCTATCGAATTGGGCCGGTGATTATGTAACCAACTTGTTAGGTAGAGGGCAAGCTCTTAGTAATCAAGGGTATCAAGCCTACTCGGGTCCGCTGACGGCTGGAGCGTCTGAGCTTCAACAGAATGCGTTCCAAGGACTAGCCAATCTGGCGATTCCAACTGACAGGATGGGAGCGTTTAACACTCAGACGTTTGGCGCGGATCAAGCGCGGCAGTACATGAACCCGTATCTGATGGCTGCATTACAGCCACAGATTGATGAAGCTCGGCGGCAGTCGGAAATTACTCAGATGATGAACAACGCCCAGCTTACTAAGGCGGGTGCATATGGTGGCGGGCGTCAGGCTATTATGAATGCGGAAACCCAGCGCAATCTGGGAACCAACCTTGCCAATATTACTGGGACCGGCTATGCAAGTGCTTACGATAAAGCTATGGCGCAGTTTAATACTGAGCAAGGCCGGGGCATGGAAGCCCAGAAGATGCTTAATGATTACGGCATGGGCGCATTAGCGGCACAGCAGGGTGCCGGTGCGGTTCAACGTCAGATTGAAGGCGAAGGTATTACCGCTGATATAAAACAGTTTGAAGAAGAAAAACTTGATCCGTACAAGAAGGTTCAATTTGCTCAGTCATTGCTCCAAGGGCTACCACTGCAAACGCAGTCTTATTCGTACCAGCAACCCAATGCAATAAACCAAGCGGCTGGCACGGCTGCGGGCGTTATGAGTACTTACGATCAGATTTTTGGTCCCGGTCGCACTCCCGCTACTACCACTCCCCCCGGCACAACAACGCCACCCGGAACTTCTCCCGGTTCAACGACTCCTCCGGCCAGAGTACCATAAGGAACAATCATGCTCGATCAAGATGTGCAAAGCCGAGTCGATGCTTATCGGGGTAATCCTCAAGCACTTCAGCAGAAGTACTCGGTCAGCAAAGACTTGCTTGACCTCATGGCGTTGCAGAAGCTGACCAAAGAAAAGGAATCCGCTGCTCGTGAGTTGCAGATGGCAATGGCCGCGCAACAAGGGCAAGGACCCGGGACGGTTCGGGATCAACTGCAACAGAAAGCGTTGGGGATGACAAAGCAGGAGCTTGAAAAGCAGCAGATAGAATTGCTGCAACAGAAGCAGCAACAGCAGCAACAGAACATGCAACGGCTTGCTCAATCCGGCGTTGCCCAGAACCCTGCACCTAACATGGCCGCTCCCGGCTTTGCTTCGGGTGGGATTATTGCGTTTGCCGGACCAGACGGGAGTCAAGTGCCTTCTGCCGATCCAACCTCTGACGTTAATACTGCTAAATACAAACTTCGTCGCGGAGAACCCCTTACCGAACGCGAAGAAAATGCCCTTCGGGAAGCTGAACGAGCAAGGATCAGAGCATTCGGCCCGGACGAAAACGTAATACGCCCACCAACACAAGCCCCCACCCCACTACCAGCCGATCTTGCTAGACAGGCCGAGAAAAAACTCCCCATACAAGAAGCGGAAGGGATTGTTGGTAATGCGGGGGCTGCTTCTGCTCCCGGTTACAGAGGGCCAAACCCACTTGATCAGCCACGTGCTTTAGAACGCGGTGTGGTTATCCCACAGCGAGCTGCTCCAGCAGCTAAGTACCAAGGTACACCGAGTGACGCTATTAGAGAAGCGGCTGAACGTGCTGGAATCCTTGCTCCGTTTAAACAACCCACAGTTTCTGGGTCTGCTCCTCCTGCTCCTCCTGCTCCTTCTCGTGGTGGCGGCGGTGGTGGCGGCGGGCAGCAAGCTGGATTAGGTGCGATTACTCCTACAAAAGTTGATCTTTCCGGCGCACCTCAGCCGGTTGATATTCGTCTATTTTCTCCAGAGTCGGAAGCGGATTCGGCATTTCGGGGTAGCGTGCGGTCTGCCGCTATGAATGCAGCCCAGCCGGATCGTGCTGCTATTGACCGTGAACAACAACTAGCAAAGGCAGAACTATCGCTTACTTCACAAGAGCGGGCCAAGATGGAGGACAACCTAGCTGCTCGGGAAGCAATGTCTCGGGAGCAGATGGACCCAGAACGTCTTGCCCGTAGCCGGTTAATTCAAAGTCTTGCCGCGATGTCCGGCCATAGCACTCTTGGTGGGGGCCTTGCTAATCTTGCAATTACTGGCGAAAACGTAGCCTCAAGGCAAGCGGATGCTCGTCGCGCCCAAATGATAGAAAACCAAGGCTACGGTGAAAAAATTCTGGGCCTTGACATGGCGGCACGTAAGGGTGGCCTTGAAAGTAGGAATAGTGAAGCGCAACGTCAGAATCTAATACAACAGCAAGGTCTTGCTGGTCTAAGTAGTATGGGTTCGGCAATGGAAAATAGGCGTGGGCAAGAAACTCAAGCCGCTGCTTCTTACCAGTCTCAGCGACTTAAAGACTTTACTGACGTGAAGAACAACGAAGCTACGATGGCAAATAACTTTGCTATTCATAAGTTGGACAGAGAAGCGTCTATTCAAGTAGCTCGTATTTCCGCTGAAGGTCATGCCGCGTTGGCTGCGGCTACTAGAGACGCTACTAACGAAGCTAAACGAGCACAAGCCATTACTAATTTTATGGCGGCTCAGACCAATGCTGAAAAAGTTCTTGATAGTCGTTACAAGACACAGATTGAGGGGGTACTAAAAATAATTAAGGACGCGGTTGTAATGAAGCAACCTACAGATAAATATGAAGCTCAGATCCAGCTTCTTGAGGCGGCACGTGAACGCGACCGTCAGGCTATACTTAGACAGACCCGAGATGCTCTTACGCAAGTAGGGTTAGATAATTCGGGCAAATGGGGTGATGTGACTACGCGGCCCAGCAAATAAAGAGCTTACGTATGCCAATCTATTCGATCCAAGCCCCAGACGGTAAAACCTACGATATCGAAGGGCCGGAAGGTGCAACACGTAACCAAGTTATTGCTGCTGTACAACGGCAACTTAGGCAGCAACAACCTGATCGTGGGATGGAAGAAGCCAATCGGCAGTATGCCGAGGCTCAACGTAGGTTAGCCGAACTTAGCCGCCCACAAGTTGAACCGCCAAAGACAACGGTTTTTGGTGCGGGTAAAGAACTCATCAAGGGTATAGTTCCCGGCGTAGTAGGACTAGGTGAAAGTGCAGCTACCGGACTAGCTGCATTGCTTCCTGACGAACAAGAGCAAGCCGTTCGTAGCGCGGTATCAGGTGCAGTAGCACCAGTTAAAGAATTTTTTAAACCTGCTCCGGGCTACGAAGAGTCAGTTCCTCGCAAGTTTAGTGAAGCCTTCGGTTCTACCCTTCCGTTCCTTGCTGCCGTTCCGTTTACTGGTGGTGCTAGTCTTTTAGGCTTAGGCGCAAGAGCCGGTATTGCAGGACTTGGAGCCGCTGCTGGTGCTGGTGAACAACGTAAAATGGCGGAAGCAGCCGGGGCAAGTAAAGATGAACGCGCTATAGCTACGCTACTAGGCGCACCGGTCGGCCTTCTTGATATGCTGTTGCCTGAACTCCGGTACGGTAAGACCATGATTACCCGAGCCGCTGTTAGTGGTAGTGTCGAAGGTGCAACTGAAGCCGCTCAAAGAATTGCCCAGAACGCTATCGCTAAGTATGGGTATAACCCGAATCAGGCGCTGCTTGAAGGTTCCGGCGAAGAAGGTGCATATGGTGCCGGTGTTGGTGCGGTTGCTAGTCTGCTTATGGACGCAGCCCTTGGCCGTAAAGGTAAAGGCGTAAAGCCAGCCGCAGAAGAAGAGAAAAAGAAGCCGGAAACACTGCTTCTTGGTAATAAACCAACACCATTTACGCCGGTTGTGTTCCCCGATGGTAGTGTTGCTACCTCACCCGAAGACGTAGCAGCTTACGAGAAAGAACACCTCAAGAATAAGTTTTCTGCGGCAGCAAATCAACCTGCCGCGCCGGGGATCGCTGGTCTACTTGAGAACAAACCATTTAAGCCGGTTGTAACTCCTGATGGTTCGGTTATTACTACGCCGGAAGAACTTAAAGCGTACGAAGAAGAGAAGTACCACGCCCGTAGGCAGCAGGAAGAAGAGGCCAAGCAGCGGGAAAGAGACGAGTTTAATAGTAAGTACGCACCTGTAATAAACCAACCCGGACCTGCTGGGCTTCTTGAGAACAAACCGTTTACGCCGATTGTGTACCCTGACGGGTCAGTTGCTACTACGCCTGAACAAGCTAGACAGCTTGACGAAGGTATTTACAATGACCGTAGGCAGCAAGAAGAAGAGGCTAAACAGCAGGAAGAACAAGCGTTTAGAAGTAAATATGCACCTGTAATAAACCAGCCTCCGTCTGGAATTGCTGGGCTTCTTGAAGATAAACCAGCCACACCGTTTAGGCCAATCGTGTTCCCTGACGGGTCGGTTGCTACTACACCAGAGCAACTCGCACAGTACGAAGCGCAAACTAAACAGCGCGAAGAAGAGCAGTTTAGGCAGCAGTACGCACCGCAACCATCCGATCAGGCTTTGGCAGATCAAGCTGAAGCGCAACGGGTTGCAGCCGCCGGTCGTGGTCCCAGAGCTACAGAGCAACCGGAACTACCACTACAAGGTGGTCAAGTTGCACGGCCCCCGCAAGCTCCTCCGGTTCTTCCTAAGAGAACGGGGTCACAAGGTGTTCTGTTCCCGCAAACCGCGAGGGAACTTGCTGGCGCTGGGAAAATACCTGTACGTGAGCGGGATTCACTTTCGTTGCGTATTAATGATGCGCTGATCAAACTAAACCGAAACATCCCTTTATCTACCGAAGAAATCGCCCTGCTTACGCTACACGGAGGGGAATACAACGTCTCCCCCGAACAACTACTCACGGCCCGGGTAGCAGGACTAGAACCCGCAGGAGCACTAAATGCAGCACCTAGTACACCTGTCACGCCAACAACTGGAGCTAGCACTAGCGTACCTAGCGGACCCCAAGCAAACGCGGCCCCCTCCGGGGCTGGCGCACCTGCATCCAGTGCAGTGGCGGTTCCTGCAACTCCTGCTGGACCAACTGGAACTGGAACGACAGTACAGTCCGGTGCATTAAAAGGCAACGACAGGACAAAACTCAGGAATCTTCTGCCTGAAGCAGATCGGCCCAAGCTCGACGCCGCTATTGCAGCCGGGACGGCTACTGTTTCTAAAGGCGCTAAACCCCCCAAAACTACCGCACCTGCCGCTACCGAAACTAAACCCGCTAAACCTACTAAACCTAAACCCGCCGCCGCACCCGCTGCTGAAACCAAAGCCCCAACTAAACCCGCCACCGCACCTGCTACCGAAACTAAAACCGCTAAACCTGCTAAACCTGCTAAACCTGCTAAACCTAAAACTACCAAAGAACAAGCTAGAGCTAACCTTGCAGCCGCAGTAGACGATCTGGGTAGTATTCTTGGGTTTACTACAAAACCTGCTACCGCAGAAACCCCGACTACATCGACTGGCAAAGGCAAGCTCAAGAAGTTTGATCAGGCCCAGAAAGCCAAACTGATTCCTACGCTTGTTAAGTTGTTTGATGCGGCGTTGGATATGGGCATGGTTACCTTTAAGGAATCGGTCCTACACGTAAAGCAAGCAATCAACGCACGCTTCGGTCGTGACGCTGTTCGGGCTATCTTTGAACAGGAAGGAAGTCAGGCACTAATTAAGGAAGCCTACGATCTGCATCAGGCACAACGCCAAGAACGGGAAGCAGCAGAAGCTCCCAAAGCCGAAGCGCGTCAAGAAATCGAGGAAGAAGAAACTACTGGTGAAGAAACAGCAGTAAGCGCGTGGCAAGAACTAGCTACTCCTAGTGCTCGGGCGTTCCACGATCAGATCAGTCATGCTTACAGGATGTATGACGCTAAGGAAGTAGGAGACGAAGCGTCACAGAAAGCTGACCGTGCCAAGGTCCAAGGATTGCTGCGTAAAAACCGGGATAACCCACAGACAAACTACTTCTCCAAGATGAAGCGGTTGGTGGATAACCTCCGTAACATTGCATTTGACATAGCATTCCCATTTGGTGATCGGCGAGCCGAAACCAAAGAAGGTCAAATTGGGGAGATAATAGAAGTACTTGGCCGATACAAGCGGTCGGTCGGTGAAACTACGCCCGAAGCTAACTTCTTCAGCGGTATGGGGCACGATGCTGCTAAGAAAGCAGCGGAATGGGTTTACGGCAATCTCAGCCTACCCGCCCAAGTCAAGCTGCAAAAGATGATTGCTGAGTACACGGCACAGAATACTGCTGTTGGTCAAGCCCACTTCATTCAGACAATTCTGGATCGCGGTCGTGGTCGGGCAGACAACGCCAAGAATGAGCAAGAGTTTCAAACAGGAGTGCTTGAGGCGAAGAAGGACGAAGATATTGAAAAAGCGTTGGCTAAGGTCGAACGCAGTCGTGACATTAGGGGCGCTAATGCTCGCATAAAGTTTGAGGCGAATGAGGAAAACCGCAAGGCAAACGAGTTAGAGCAGTTGCGGGAAAAAGTAGAACGCGAAAAGAAAAAACGGAAAACCGAGGACGAAGTTCTCGATGCGATCTTTGGTCCCGCTGGTGCTTTCATCAAGAAGTTCTCGCAAGACATGAGTGCCCGTCTGGGCTTGCCACTGCATCCGGCAGTGCAGGGTATGTTGATGGACGGCAACCTCAAGGGTGCGCTTGATCATCTTGCTGCTAACAACGGAAATGTTACGGGTAAGATTGCTAACTTCTTGAGCCAAGCAGCGGGCACAACTAAGGTTGAAGTTACTGACAATCTGGTCGATGAGGCGGGTAAGCCGGTCCCCGGTTACTTCAACCCTAAAACCAACACGATTCATCTCGACTCGGTTCGGGGGATGAACGCCCACGTGCTATTACATGAAGTAACGCACTCGGCCTTGTCTCACGAACTAGACAACCCGTCCAGTCCACACACCCGCCAACTTACCAAGTTGTTCGATGATCTCAAGCCTCTGCTTGGGAAAATATACGCTGCTGGAGACGTGCATGAGTTCACGTCTGAAGCGTGGAGCAACATGGAGTTCCGGCAAAAACTCAATTCCATCACCGTTTCCGGTGGAAAACAAACTGCATGGGATCGGTTCACCAACAAGGTTGGCAACTGGCTTCGTTCTATGGTTGGGTTGGAGACTAAGACGCTAGAAGAAACTGCGTTGTCAGCAGCAGACCGGCTAATCGAGACGCTCATCTCCCCATCACCAGAAACCCGCAACGTAGGTGTGCTGTACAAAGCTGCTGCTACTGGCACGGGGGCTAAGGTTGTCGCTAAAGCGTTCGGTGATTTCGGCAAGTTCTCGACCAAACGCCCCGGCGCAGCGCGTAACGCCCAGCAATTTTACCAAAGCGCAAAGGAAGGGTTCTTTACCGGCTTGTATCGGTTTGCTGACCTGCAAACTCTGGTCGATGTTGCTAAGGGCAAAGTCCCAGAAGCACAGAAAGTACTCGACACAATCCGGGCTAAGGCTCGCTATCAAGACGAATCAATACGTGCGTTAAAACCTGTAGTTAGCAAAGCTGCTAACTGGGCTAAGGGTGTGTCCGACAAAACTTACGAGCGTTTCAATAAAGTTGTTTACGGCAGCACCCTGTCGCAAGTCGATCCGTCTAAGCCACGCAGTACGTACGAGAAAAGCTCGGACCCAGAAAAAGCAAAAAACTTTGACCCGGAAAAACTAAAAGAGTACGACCGAATTAAACCCGACTACGTTGCGCTTGGTAAAGACGGGCAAGAAATCTACCGGTTGATGCGTAATGCGTACCGGGAGTTGTACAAGAAGATCGAAGACGAGATTGGTAACCGTATTGACGACGCGGTGAAAGACAAGGATGCCGCTAAAAAACTTAAAGAGAACATCTTTAAGAAGCTGGTTGATCGTGGTGGGCTTGAGCCTTACTTCCCCCTAGTACGTAAGGGTAAATACCGGTTGTCGTACAACGCGGACGGGGAAGTCTACATCGAGCACTTTGAGAATAAGGCTGACCGTGACGCTGCAATAAAAGAACTTAACGAGATGGGTGCTACGGAGATCTCTCCGTTCCTAAGCATATCCGAAAAAACGTACAGGAAAGCCCCGCCATCTTCATTCGTCAATCAGATCCTTACGACGATGGAAGCCCAGAAGGTTGATCCTGCTGTCATTGAAAGCGTGATTGACCTGTACCTCAATACGATGCCGGAAACATCATTTGCTCGGGCGTTCCATACTCGGCAAGGTACGCTCGGCTTTAAGCAAGATGCGGTTGCGGCTATGCAGGAGAAGGTGTTCAGCACCTCCGCGCAGATTGCCAATATTAAGTACTCCTCTATTCTCGGCAAACTGGACACAGAGTTGCAGGAGTCGCTCAAGAAAAAGCAGACCGACGAAGACGCGGTGTATTTAGGGCAGCAACTTAGGGATCACATCTCTGAGAGCATGAATCCGACGCAGCTATCTACCGCCTCCCGGGTTGCGGCTGGTGCAACTTACGCTTATACGCTTGGATTTAACTTGTCATCTGCACTAATCCAAGTTTTCCAACTACCGATTGTTGTGTACACCTATTTTGGTGGGAAGTACGGCTACGCCCAGACGGCTATTGAGATGACTAAGGCAATGGCTACCTTCTCATCCACAGGGTTTACCCGTAAAGTAAGCACCACCGTGCCGCTGAATGGTTCGACGTTGAAAGAAGGTCAGAAGGGCGAGTCGATTACTATCCGTGGATTGCCGTCCTTGGACAACGTGGACTTCGACTCGCTCCCAGAAAATGACCCGCGCAAGTCACTTGAGACACTGGCCCGGATTGCACGTAGCCAAAATGCTCTAGCGCGTTCTGGCTTGTATGATATTTTTGATGCGGGTCGCTCTGACGGAATAGTTGCACAGATGTCCGGATTGGCCGGTCTACCGTTCCATATGATGGAGCGATTCAACCGGCAGGTGTCGATGATTGCCGCATACAACCTAGAGTTGAAGCGACTTAAGTCCGACAAGGCTACCGACGCCGAGAAGAAAATGTCTCAGCAGCAGAAGGAAGAGTTTGCAGCTAACCAAGCAATCTACATGTCTGACCTAACCAACGGTGGCAACGGGCAAGAGACTGCATCACTGCTGTCCCGGCAAAGTGAGATCGGCCACGTTACTACGATGTACAAACGCTACGGCGCGTCCATGTACAGGTACATAGCTAAAACGACAATGACTGCGTTGAAAGACGTAGACTCTAACCAACGTGCAATTGCCCAAAAGCAAATCTTGGGTCTTGTTGGTATGTCTACGTTGCTAGCCGGTGTGCAGGGTGTTCCAATGTTCGACATCTTTGCCGCTGCTTACAATATGGCTAAAGCCCCGGACGATGATGACTTTGAAACGGAAGTCCGTAAGGCTATCGGTGAGGCTTACTACAAGGGACTGCTTACTCACCTGACTGGTTCCGAGATCGGTTCGCGGATCGGCTTTAACGGGTTGCTTTACCGCTCCCCACGATTTGCTTCGTGGTCCGATGATCCTATTAACGCGGCGGTTGAAAGTCTTGGTGGTCCAGCCTTTGGCGTTGCTCAACGGATCTTTGATGGTGCTAAAAAAGTAGCGGAAGGGGAAGTCGAGCGTGGTATCGAGCAGATGCTGCCAGCCTTCTTCTCTAACTTCCTAAAAGCTAACCGTTACGATTCGGAAGGCTTTAAGACTCTACGTGGCGACGAAGTGGTTTCACGGGCGAATGGGTACGAGGTTGCCATGCAGATGATCGGCTTCGCACCTCAACGCTACATGGAGCAGATCCAACAAAACACTGCGCTCAAGGCTAAAGACAAGTACGTCACAACGGAAAAGACGAGGTTGTTGCGGCAGCTATACGTAGCATATCGTGAAGGCGATAATCGTGAAGCCGACGAGGTGATGGAGAAGTTGCGGAAACTTGGGGAAAAACATCCCGGTACTATTACTGCTGACACAATTATTGATTCACTAAAGGCCAACGCCAAGACTTCGGCTGAGATGTTCCACGGTATTACCTTGAGTAAGGCGATGCGTGCCGAGCTTATGGAAGATGCTTCGGAGTACAGCTTCTCTGATGATGAGCTAGATTAAGGGCGAAAAAAATCCCCCGAAGGCGTGGCCGCACAGTCGGGGGTAATACCTTGGAGGAGACACACGAACAGGTTTCACTGTATCACAGTTTTCTCCAGATGCGAAGCCCTAAAATTTTGCCCTCGACCCGACGCCGCATCTCAATCTCCCAACCCTTACTTTTGGCTAGCTCAAGGGCTTGCTCCCTGAGCTTGATGTGATTGATCGACGGCACAAAAATAGACGCCCCGACAATAAACTTATCCCAATCGACCTTGATAATCAGCCCATCCGGGTCGAATTCGTCCAACCGTAGCCTAGACGATTGCGTCATTACCACCATCCATAAACGGGCAGTTCAGTACCCATGCGTCTGCCGCTGGCATGTTCATATGAGTGCCTTTGCCTAGCCGAACCTTTTCCTTCTTTGCCATAGTCCTGCCGGACTTCAGCGCATCTAAAGTGTTGGAGTAATCAATCTGCTGTTTAGTACACCACAACTTAAACGGCTTCGGTAGCAGGTACAGCTTCTTAATATCATATTCATAACGGGCAACCAACTGCATCCTTGGCGTAGCGTCAGGTAGGATCAGGTGATCCAATCCAGTTGACTGTTTACGTGCATCATCCGTGCTCTTGATGCGAAGGATGTTGTTGTAGTTCTCGGCCATGTAGTCGGACAGGATCTGCTCTGCACCTATCTTAAAGTCAAGATTGTTTTCTTTGGACTTAGCTAACTCATTAAGAATGAATTGGGTCAGTACCTTAACGTCATAGTTAATCAGCCCCGCTCGTTTGGCGATTACCACACCAGCGATAGTACAGGCGCACATCGACGACCAGAACCGCTCATCCGCTTGCAGGTTTGCCGCTTCATCAATCTTCTTGCGGACATGCGCTAGTACTTTCTTACACTCTTCTACGTTGTTAAGTATGTACTGTGCGTAGATTGGCCCTGCGTGACCGAAGTTGTTTTGGATACCCGCATAGAAATTGTCCTGCTCTTCCTTGGTTAGATTCGCCAGATTGTCGGGTACACGTATCTCAATAATCCGTAGGGCTTCTGCTTTTGGCAGCGCCTTGAACAACCCGATCCGCTGAATCATGCTTGTGTTGCCGGTGCTAGCAGCTAACAACTTCCAAGGTTTGCCGCGATACCGTTCCTTGTTCCCACTAGAAGACATCCGGTTTTTCTGCATCCCGCTCGGCACAGCATAGGCGTATGTGCTTAGATCGGATGGGCTTGTATTTGTCATCTCGTCCAGAAGAAACGCAAGGTTCTTGTAGACCTCGGCTCGGTTCATCTTTGAGTTAAAAGTGTCCTTGTCATCCAGCACGACCCGCATGGGGTCACCCCAAAGAGACGCCGCTAAGTACAAACCCGTACTCTTGCCCTTACCTGCTTCACCCGTAAAGTGAAAGGTCCCACCGTTATGTGCGGTCAACTCCATGAGGAGTGAGCCGAATCCGATGCAGAAAATAAATTGATGCAGTACATACTCCGGCTTGTTCCATACCTCTACCAACTCCTTCCACTTATCCAGCGAGCCTTGCGGATCAAATAGTGGTACTAATCCTGCGGTCGATACGGACGGGGGGCTGATATCAACACGGTCTGGGAATATCTCTAGTGAACCCACAACAAAAGATTGCATAGGGTTATCCTTGTCCCCGACCCAACCAAACTGTCTTCTAGCTTCGTAAGCAACTGTTGTACTTTGCAATTGATTTACCCATGAAGTTGTGTAGTGCATAAGATGCTCCGGGTTAATGACGGCAACGCCGTTTAAGGACATCACCTTTCTAAATTCATCACGTGACGTGACGGCTGTAAGTGCTACGGTAAACTCTCGTACCCCGTCCCTTGGTAGATGCAAACGCATCATGACGGACTCGCCTGACTCTGGGTCCCGTATCCTACGGACTACATATAAGTCATTGTGGTAGACCAATACTTCCTTGGAGTCACCATCTTTATCCTTGTCTCTTCGGTAGATGCCACCGCTGGCCCCACGGAAGTAAGGGAACGGATACTTTGGGATCGTGGTGCTTGTCGCACTCTTTGTCTGTACTACGCTATCTTCTTCGTCTGCTTCTTTGACTTCCCGGCCAAGCACAATTGGTGACTTAATCTGCTTCCAGTGCTGGCAATCTGGGCACACATCCGGGTTGAGTGTGTTAAATGTCTCGCAAATGTAGGGACCTTGGATCTTGTTGGCCTTCTCTTCTGTCTCGTCTGCGCTGTACTGTGGGTGCTTTTGGGATATTTTATGGATGGCAATGTCACGATCCAGACAATGTGCCGCGATTGATAAGCCCGCCCTCCACAGCGGTTCCGGCATTGTGGCTTGTTCTGTCGCAATCTTCAGGATTTGAGGACACCCTCTGCCTTCACCGCTTTTGATTAAGATCGTCTTGAATCGGTGCTGGTAGTTACTTATTAAGTTCTGTGTAAGCGGGTCGTATTCGGCTTTAGCTTTGGCGTTACCTTCCGGTGGGGATACTGCTCCCATAATATTCCGAAAGTCTTCAAACCGGATAGGGGCTGCAACTTCTCCGACCACCGTAACAACCCTAGTCGTGTTGTTCTTATAGTTGCGCGTGCCCGGAGTACGTAAGACCCGGGCCGAATCCGATGTAGAAGTCTGGTCGCACTTCATCCCCTGCTTGTTGACTACTTGCTTGAACTGTTGAGCAACAGTCATCCACTCGATAGCCGGAACTTGCTCAGTCAACACCCAGTAGATATGTAAGCCATAACCAGAATTGACGATGGTTGGCTTAGGTAATGCAATCGCCTTACAAAAGGACTTGAGGGCAACTAACGCTTCCGTCTGCGTAGGAAAATCTTTCTTGGGTCCGTCACCGCAATCAATGTCTAGGTAGAACGACTTTAAGTATTTGGCATTTTCTTGCTTCCGATTTTTGTCAGTCTCAAACGTAGCTTGCGCGTGATAGGCGTTAAAGCCCTGCGCGTCTAGTCTGAATACTTCACTAATAGCATCATCAAGATTGTCGAACAGCCGCTGGATTAGCGTTGGGTTATCCTTTGGCCCCTTCAACCCCATCGTGCAATAGAACCCGTCTGACCCCAAGACGAATTCTAGGAATTCCTTCGCTTGCATCCCCGCCCCATACGAAGAAAAAAATAGCGGTTAGGGCAAACTTACCCCAACCGCCACCGCTTGTAGACTACGCGATCAGTCGTCCCAATCGCCTACGATATCACTCATATCAATAGCTTCCGCTTGGGGGGCGGTGCTAGTCTTCTTGCTCACAACCTTCTTAGGCTCTTCAACCTCTTCGCCTTCCTCAACCTTCGGCTTGGCTTTTGCCTTGGGTTCCGGCTTGGCTTCCGGTTTAGGTTCAGCATTGTTAAACAATGACGGCAACGGTTCGGGGATAACCTTGTCCATCTGCGATACATTGAGCTTTAGATACCGCTGAGTATCAGGAGCGTCCCGCAACTCCAATGCAATATCTAACTCGGCATCGTCCAACGGACGAACCGGCTTGAACACCAGCTTAGGCGTAGAGCTATCCTTGTCAAAACGCATCTCGGTCACAATCCCGATAGCCTTCTCACCGTGAGCTTTCAGATAACGGGCATACGCTTGCAGGGGCATCTTGCCACCATGCTCAGACGGGTCGCCAAAAATACTTGTTGGCGGAAGGGTCAACTGATAGACCTCACGATTCTCAATTGCACCTTCAAAGACAATAGCAATGCGTTGTTGGGGCTTACATGCTTTGCTATCACCCTGACCAGAACCCTTGATTGCTTGGCGGCAATCCATACAACGAGCAGACTGCTTCTGATCATCCGGCACTGACTGATCTGGGACTTGCGAATCTGAAGACCAGCAAGTGGGCTTCACTGGCTTGCCTTTGACATACGCTTCGGCAAAGTACATCTTGGAGATAGGGGCGGCGTTAATAATAACTACGTTAGTAGCACGCTCCTCGTTAACCCGGACTTCCTTGCCGTTGATGACTTCACGAAAGAAATTACCGTCAAGACTGATGCGGCGGTTGACGTTGCCAGAATTTGCATTGTCAGTGATAGCATCCGCGATATCAGCGAGACGGGCAGAGGAGCGGCGGTTTCCGAATAGGGATAGTTCGTTCATGGTTACCTCAAAGGTTTTGGTCAACGTCGATTGCGTAAAAGTCAAACCCAAGCTGTTCCATCTTAGATTCGGCATCAGCTTCAGGCTCGGGTGAGGGCTGTGGGGGCACAGCTTCAACAACTAGCTTTTTGGGTTTGAAGTACTCGATAATACTCTCCTTGTCGAAACGATAAGTATTACCGATTTTCACATACATGTCGCCCGGGATCAGTCCCGTGCGGACCCACGCCCTTACAGTCGTAATTGAGACGGTTAGGGTTCGGGCTAGGTCTTCGATGGGCACAAATTGGATAGTCATTGTTTGTTTTTCCTAACAGTGATTGAGTACTCGGTCATAGCATTCAGCCCGGGTGGAAGTAGCTCCGGGTTTTCCTCTAAGAATTGCTTCAAGTTTCCTTGATGGATGCGCTTCTCAAGCAGTTCTGGGCAACCGTGCTCTACGATGAACTTGCCCATAGACTCCCAGTCGTTAGTGAAGTAGGTCTTCTGCGTCGTGCGATAGAACATGCCCTCTGCCGTCTTCACGGACTCGACGTTATGGTCTTTGCAATGTTGCAGGAGAACCCGCTTCACCTTGTCGGCTTGGGTCTTAATCTTCTCGTCTGCCTCCTTGAATTCAGCCGCCAACTTCTCACGGGCCTCCTTCATCTTGAGGTAGATACGCACTAACTTCTCAGGCGTAAACTCTTGCGTATTTTCGGGGGGCACGATAGCTCCTTCAGGTAAAGGGAAGTGTAGTTTAACAGGGTTTGCGTTGCTACGCAAGCAGATCGTCGTATAAGTCTATGATCTTTGCGTGAACGTCTATTTTATTATCTAGTAGCTTGTAAACGTGGTTCTCAACAGGTGCGCCAGCAAGCTGTACAACTGTGGAGGGATGCCTTTGTCCTGCACGATGGACTCGTGCATTAGCTTGGGCGTACGTTTCGAGCGAGGCAGTCGGCCCCCACCATACTACGGTGTTTGCCGCTGTTAGGGTCACCCCATGTGCCGCTGACTGGGGTTGAATGATTAGAACCTTTGGCTCGGGTGTTTCTTGAAACCTTCGGAAGATATCCGTGCGCTGATTCACAGGCACGTCGCCCCGAATGATCTCGTTAGTCACACCGTCTGCCGTTAGCTTCTCAGAGATAAGATCGATCACGCTCTTGAATGGCACGAAGACCAACACCTTCTGGCTTGACTCCTCGATGACTTCCTTGAGCACGTTATACCGATGCTTAATATCAAACTCGATG